CCATGTCATTCGAACAGAATATCATCAAACGTGGTGTTTCCGAACGACTGGACGCACTCATCGATAAACAGGCGAATAGTTTCGCAATTCTCGATGGCATACAGCAATATTTCAACAAACTATTGGGCGATGATTATGTGAAAAAGCATGAGCCAGAGAAATCGTGTGTTACCCTTCAGCTGACCAAGAAGCGCGCCGGGGTTCTCAAATCGATGATTGTTGGCGGGAAGGAGGTTGAGGTTTGCGGGTCCAAGTTCAATACGTCGGATGTGAAGTTTGTGTCCGCGTCGACCAATGCCGATGAACTCAGTTTCCCCCTTTTGAACTCTGTGACCAAAGATATGTTCCGCTTGAAAGATGATATCGCGAAGACGGTCGGCGAGGTTTATGGGGAGTTCTTGGAGAACCTGGAACTAAATTGGTTCGAAACTATAGAAAAAATCAGTAAATATATTGCCAATATGGATGTCCTACAATCCAAGGCGTATGTTGCCCGGACCTATAATTATTGCCGACCCACCATTGATTCTGACGCAACTAAGTCTAGCGCCCGCGCCTATGGTATCCGCCACTGCCTAATTGAACATATACAGACAAATGAAGTATATGTCGCAAATGACGTGCATATAGGGTGTGATGGACAAGATGGAATGTTGCTCTATGGTACCAACGCCGTTGGAAAGACGAGCCTGATTCGCGCACTCGGTATCGCCGTAGTTCTCGCGCAGTGTGGCATGCACGTTCCCTGCTCCCGATTCGTATATAAACCCTATACGGCAATTTACTCGCGCATTCTGGGAAACGACGATTTGTTCAAGGGGCTTTCCACATTCGCAGTCGAGATGTCGGAACTCCGTGTTATTTTGAAAATGGCGGACCAGAATAGCCTCATTCTGGGAGACGAAGTATGCTCCGGCACTGAAACCGAGTCCGCCCTCAGTATCTTCGTTAGTGCGCTCATCGATTTGACCGCAAAAGGTTCGTCGTTCATATTCGCCACGCACTTCCATGAAATTGTCCGGTATGACGAGGTGAAACGGCTGGCATCGATGGTGTTGTGCCACATGGCGGTTACTTACGATAGAGAACTGGATTGCCTGATTTATGACCGTAAGTTGGCGGCGGGTCCAGGTGACCGCATGTATGGCCTGGAAGTTTGTAAATCACTGTATTTGGATGACGCATTCTTGACACAGGCGTACGCGATTCGTAACAAGTATTTCCCGGAGAATCGAGGAGAACTTTCCAATAAATCGACGACCTATAATGGTAAGAAAGTACGCGGAATCTGTGAAATGTGTAAATCGGAAATTGCCGAGGAGACACACCATATGTCACCACAAAAGGATGCGTCACCTGACGGCCATATCGGAACGTTCCATAAAAACCATAAAGCGAACTTGCTCGCAGTTTGTGAGAAGTGCCATGATCTTATTCATGCCACAGACAAGGTTCTGGTTCGGAAGAAAACGACAAAGGGGTATATTGTAAAACAAACGGTATAAATAGGTGGTGTCATTTATAATCAATCAGAATGAAGATAGTCGATTGTTTTACGTTCTATAACGAATTTGACCTATTGAAGTATCGTCTTAGTGTCCTCTATGACGTCGTGGACCGATTCGTAATAGTTGAAGCCACGCATACATTTACGGGACATGAGAAGCCTCTGTATTTCAAAGAGAACCTAGCAATGTTCTCCGAATTTTCCGATAAAATCATTCATGTTATTGTTCGTAATATTCCTTATAAATACCCTAACATCAATTGTGAAAAGGGTGAACAGTGGACCAATGAATCGTTTCAGCGAGACCGCATTGACGATGGTATACAACGCATCAAGCTCGCGAAGGATGATGTGATTACCATCACCGATTTGGATGAGATTCCGGACCCGCGTTTGCTATCAACCATAAAGAGAAATAATATCGCGCTTCGCATTTATTCTCTGGAAATGGATATGTATTATTATAATCTGAACTGTCGCGTAACTGGCGAAATCTGGCGACACCCGAAAATTATGACATACGGGACATATTGTGAGCTCGGGGAGTCTTGCTCTGAACTCCGATTCCACGATTGCGAGGCTTTGGCGTCCGGTGGATGGCATTTGTCGTATTTTGGTTCCGTTGAGCAAATACAGAATAAAATCATGAATTTCTCGCACCAGGAATTCAATCGTCCACAGTTCACCGATATTGACAAAATCGCAGACCGTGTCGAGCATGGTGTCGATTTATATGGTCGCGTGAATCCGATTGTTCATGTGCCGATTAATAGAAACACGTATTTACCGATTCGTTATGATGAACTCCTTACCGCGTACTACAAAAATTGATTATTATTAATGAGGTCTCTATAATAATCAATAATCAATAAAAAATGTATGTTCAACGTAGTTTCTACATCCCCCGGGTCGCTAGCCACTACAACTCCGAGTTGGTGGCTGGCGTGTTCGAACGCTTCTATATCGGACGCATTTATCGGGTTGACTTTGTGGAAATTCCCGGCGACGCCAAGTTTCAATCAGCGTTTGTTCACATGGAAATCATATATGACGTACCTACCACGGACACTATTGTTGACCAGGTATTTGTTCAGAACAAACCCTTCAAGATTCAACCGGAACTGTTCGGCGGCGGCGCGAAGTGGACGCTGTTGAAGAATAAGAATCCTATCACGGAAACGCGCTTGAATATTCATCAGATTGTCGAGAATGCCAAGAAATTGGAGGTTCAAGTGCGTGAACAGGAGGAACGGATCTATAAATTGGAATCTATTATCACTGCTTTCGCTTGGGCGCTTGCGCCCATCGACAAGACTGAGACGGTAGTATCGTAATAAATTAAATAGGTATGTTGTATATTGATTATTATTTTTTATAGAAAACCTGTTTTGAAACTTAAAAATTTTTTTTCCGAAATTGGACATTTTAAAAATGTCCAAAAAAAAATATTATAAAAAAAAGTTCCAGAGTACTTTTCTGAAAAACCGGTTGTTAGCATAATGCTTTGAAAGTGGTTTTTCCCTGAAAAGTTTGTTAGCATAAGAAAAAACTGGAATATCCATACCTGGCGCAATCTAGAAATATTTAGCGCAATTTAGGGGTATTTTTTTCTGCGCTTATTAAAATGAACTCCAATTACTATTGTGATTATTGTGACGTAACTTGCTGTAAAAAATCCGACCTGGTGCGACATGAAAAAACGACCAAACATTTAAAAATGATGAATCATTCAAATGACGACAAGCCAAATTTTGAATGTGTCGACTGTGACTATAGATGCTGTAAACAATCTGTATTTAATAAGCATTTGTCTACAAACAAACATAAGCGGATTGAACTGAAAACTCAACTGGATAACTCGAGCGAGATTACAATCGAGCGTGAAACGCCGTCACAAAATGGAACATTTTTAAAAAACACCGAAATTGCGCTGTTCGACTCCGAAAATTCTCGCTCAGATTATATGACCATTATATTAGAATTAATGAAACAGACCAATGAACTCAAAAATTTCATAATCGAACAAGCCAGTGAACATAAGAAGGAAACGATGGAAATTGTCAACAAGGTAATTGAAAACGTGAAACCAAGTACTACTAACAATAATAACAATACAATAAACGGAAATGTCAATAATCAGAAATTCAACATCAATGTGTTTCTCAATGAACAATGTAAGGATGCCATGAATCTATCTGACTTTATAAAGAACATCGAGGTTTCTCGTGAAGACTTGGAGAACAATGCCCAATTAGGTTTTGTAGGAGGCATTTCCAAGATATTTCTAGACAACCTAAGACAACTTTCTATAAATGAGCGTCCAATTCACTGTACTGACCTCAAGCGTGAGACTATGTATATCAAAGATGACGACAAGTGGACAAAGGAAACCGGTCCAGCAAAGTTAAATACCGCAATACTGTCAATTTCACAGAAGAGTACGAGAACCTTGTTAGATTGGAAGAAAGTGAACCCTGACTACAAGGACAATGACTCTGAATTTTCAACTCGATGTATAGTTATCCAGCGAAATTCAATGGCGGGGTATGACCGTGATACATACTATCCGAAAGTAATCCGGGCAATTGCTAAGGAAACCATGGTCGACAAATAGAGTAATTATCATTCAAACATTATAATATAAATCTTAGTATATATATTATAATAATAATGTCAGAATCAGAAGTTGATTATTCAAACACTATAATTTATAAAATTACATGTAAAAATCCCGAAATAACTGATAAATACGTTGGGCATACTATTGATTTTGCGAAGCGTAAGTACGCGCATAGGAATGGCGCAAACAATGAGAAGTCGCCATGTTATAATCTAAAATTATATAAGTTTATTCGAGATAATGGCGGATGGGATAATTGGAAAATGGATATAGTTAATTTTTACAATTGTAATAATCTACGCGAGGCGAAGACAAAGGAGCAAGAACATTATATTGAATTACAAGCGACATTAAACAGTATAGAACCATTGAAGACCAAAGAGAATGTAATTAAAATATGCAAGACTGTGTCGCACGTCAATAAAAGTAAACGGTCCGTTAATCGCAAAGATTGTGACTTAACACATTCAACTCAAATAAACGCGCCAGACGCTAATAAACATAATATTGAACCCATACAATCTAAAAAATTTATATGTGAAAGTTGTAACTACGCATGCTGTAATAAATTTGATTATAATAAACATTTGTCCACTCGCAAACATGCGATTACTAATGAAATGTCGCAGAAAATCGCAAAGACGTACATTTGTAAAAATTGTAATAGTGAGTATAAGCATCAATCTAGTTTATGTAAACACGTAAAGACATGTCAAATAAAGCTGAAACCACAAATAAACAAATCATCTTCTGATAGTATAGATTATACATATATTATAAGTCAACTGATTGACGATAACAAAGAACTTAAGAATTCTATACTAGAACAAAGAAACGAAAATAATAAAGCACTGCTTGACATGTTTGACAAATAAATATAAAAAGAGGATTGTGTAATTAACAACATATACTATTATAGAAAACACGTTTTGAAACTTAAAATTATTTTTTCCGAAAATGGACATTTATAAAAATGTCCAAAAAAAAATATTATAAAAAAAAGTTCCAGAGTACTTTTCTGAAAAACCGGTTGTTAGCATAATGCTTTGAAAGTGATTTTTACTTGAAAAGTTTGTTAGCATAACATTTTCTGTGTTTTTTCATTCTGCGGAACTTTAGCAACTTTTATAATCTAATGGTAATGTATGTCTTTAGATAAAAAAGTTGTATCATTTTCCGTATGCGATTATTGTGATGTTATATGCTCACGAAAGAACGATTGGGAACGCCACGTTAGCACAGCAAAACATCGAAAAAACATGGCGTTAGATGTTTCCGCAAATTCATCATCTCCAAAATACAACTGTAATAATTGTGACTATTCATGCCAAGACAAATATTCATGGACGAAGCATATCCAAACCCAAAAACATAAATCCAACTTTTTGGATGAAAAGTTGTCGAAAATTCCGCAAATTCCGCAAACTGAATATACGTGTGAAAAATGTAGTAAAATATACGATAAGTACAATAGTTTTTGGGCACATTCTAAAAAATGTCCAGGTTCAAAACCTGAAACTAGCATTAATATGACAATTATAAGTCAACTGATTGCCGATAACAAAGAACTTCGCAATTTTATAATAGAACAGACAATTGAATACAAGAATTTAACTATCGAACATAAGAAGGAAACGATGGAAATAGTGAATAAAGTTATCGAAAATGTGAAACCAAGCACTACCAATAATACAATCAACGGGAACGTTAATAATCAGAAGTTTAATATCAATGTCTTCCTCAATGAACAATGCAAGGATGCCATGAACCTATCTGACTTTATAAATAAAATCGAAGTTTCCCGTGAAGACTTGGAGAACAATGCTCAATTAGGTTTTGTGGGAGGTATTTCCAAGATATTCCTTGATAATCTAAGACAACTTTCTATAAATGAACGCCCAATACACTGTACGGACATTAAACGAGAGACCATGTATATCAAAGATGACGATAAGTGGACGAGAGAAACTGGACCAGCCAAGTTAAACACGGTTATACAAAGGATTTCACAGAAGAGCACGAGAACGTTGTTAGATTGGAAGAAAGTGAACCCTGACTACAATGATAATGACTCTGAGTTTTCAACTAGGTGTATAGTTATCCAACGAAATTCAATGGCTGGACATGACCGTGAGACATATTACCCGAAGGTAATTCATGCTATAGCGAGGGAAACAATGGTCGACAAGTAACCATGTTTGTGTCTACTTTATAGAAAAATTGATTTTTACGCACAATATCCATAAAAATCAACACGCACAAACCACAACAACAGCAAACAATGTTCACCGCCACCACCACCAACAACAAGCAGACTAAGTACCGTCTCATTCTCGACAAGTTCGAGAAGAAGTTTGGAACCGAACACACGAGGAACCAAACGAAACCGGTAATCTTCAGTATTACGGGAGAATTCAGAAACAAGATGTATAGTGAGGATAAGATAGATTGGGTGACGTTCGCGGCTATATTCATGATTATGTGGATGGCGTCGTCAGTTTATCTCGCGGGGTTCGCAGTGTTCTCGGTTTGGGCGGCGAACAAGTATTATTTGGACGACTTGTCCGTCATGTTCGATGGGGAAATTCTGGTGATTGACGGAGTATCGATGGGGGTTGTGATTATGACGCAAAAAGAGGAAGGGGAGTGGGAATCGCGTAACTTTGTCGACACGAACGACAAGAGGAAACTCATCAACAAGCTCAATGACGCCAAACTCGTGTATTCGGAAGACAGTGTGGTCACGTGGAGCATTGGCTCGAACACCGGACAGTGTATTGACGGACAGACGATGGCGCCGTTCAA